ATTTCCCCACCCCTTTCAGGTGCATCATTCCAGGTGTATTTGAATTTCACGGGCCCCATTTTCATCCCCCCGTCCTACCGCCAACGCGGATTTTATGCTGCTAGCGCCCTACGCGCAACCGGCTCCTACAAGGCTAGCCCTATGCTTGCCGATACTGCCACTGATTCCCTTGTTGGGCTTAATCGTGGTCTCTCTAATGCTGTTGGAGTTCAGGCCTACCCTGACTCTAATGGTCCTGTTGCTATGACTAGCTGTGTCTATTGCAATGTTTCGGCAAATTTGCCGCGGGATTTTTGTCCAATGAGAGTTGAAGTGTTTTTCGATGAGGAAGAGGAAATTGATTACGGTGTCCAATCTGCGATCAGAGAGTACATTCCTCCGCGTTCAGTTTTTATCAATGAGCGTGTTGAGTTAATTCAGACTTTCTTATTTCGGCCCCTTGATGATGCGTTCTTTAGCATTCTCATTCGACAATTTCATTTATATATCGGTGAGATTTCTACATTTGAGTGCTTAGTTCCCGGTTTGTTTGGCCCTGAAAGGCCTACATCGCAATGTGACTTAATCCATTGGTCTGAAGCCTTATTCTTATACTACAAGCGTCTTGCCGTTAGGTTCGCGTATTTTGTGGGGAATATGTTGCTTCATTTCTTTAGGAATGTTCTTATTCTTGGTCCAATTTGTTGTCTTGTTAGCCCTTTCTATGCATTTTTCTGCTTATTTCAGTGGACTTTCTGTTTTGTTTTAGCATATTGTCCTTCTTTCTCTAATCTGAGCATCTTTTTCTGTTATGCAGTATCTTTACGTTTCCTTTTTGTTGGTTTCTCCACGGTCCCTTTATTTGGGATTTTGTGTTGCCATTTGGTTAGAGATTTTGTGAGTTATGGTTGTATGCCTGACCCCCTTGATGCCAAAGCGAGTGAATTGGAGCGGCTGCGACGTCAAGTTTTCTTTATTTTGTCAAGGAAAGGCGATATACACGAGCAGTTAATTTTCGCTTATAGATACTTGGAAAAGCAGCCTAGGGTCGGCCGGGGAAGTCACTGGGCTTTGCCTCGCATCACTCTGGTTAAATCGAAATATTTTTACTCTCCCTCAATTAAATTTGGCAAGAAGTTGTGTACGACTGTGGATTGTTATAAGTCCATGTATGATGCGATGTGGGCTGCCTTGGAGCTAAAGAATAACCTTGTTCCCACCGCTGGAGAAAGTGACTCTGTGCCCCTCATTAGTGATAGATGGAAGTGTGTTGGGACTACTTTCCAACTCGTTACAGTTCTTTGTGCGAATTTGCCTTTTGGCCTTGGCTTTCATTTGAACCCTGTAGCTGGTCAGTATATTCAAGACGCAATTCTTTTTGTCATTAAGTACCTCTATATTGTTACTGACACACGCTCATCGAAACAGATAGCTCTAGCTTGTGAGTTGCTTCAATTTAGGAATTGTCCATTGGGCATTGCGCTTTATGGAGCTGCTAACGAGTGGCTTGGTGATTATGTTGCCGCCACATTGGAGGAATTCGATAAGATAATTGATGGAAAAGCTGAAAAAGTCGAAGAATATCTGGACCCTATTGGATCTGGAAAGCGGAAGTGGTGGCGCAAAGGAGTCCACCAGCCTACTTTGAGTAGTGTACCTTCCCCTCGGCCGTCCGCAAGGACTACAATGCCAGCGCGAGCGGCGCGTACTATGTCGAACCTTTCCAGCGTACCGGAGATTAATCCAGACAGTCTTGTCCCTACCGCAGGCTTCGTTTCAATGGACAGTTTTGTTAAGCTGTTGAATTGTTTTGATGGTGCCATCCGATCGCAAGTCGCGAAGAAGATTTTGCAAGTGTTGGCAATCATTATCGCTCTTTTTTCCTTTTCAAAATCTGGTACTTTTAGTCCGGAAGGAATGACGAGGGTTTTAGAGTCCATGAAGACATCCCATTTTGACGAGGCTGTTGATTTAATGAGTTACTTTTTAAGCTTGTTACGTTGGTTAGCTGATGCTGGTTGGTTTCTTTTCCGTTTTCCTTCATCAGCTTCTTCTTTGTTGACACCAGACTTGACTATGAGTTGGAAGGATAGAGCTGAGAAACTTTTACTGGTTGAGAAGTGTTCAGGTTATGCTAATTGCACTGGAGATGGAACACTCGACATGGAAGGTAAACAGGTTCCCCTACCGTTGCTCCGGCAGCGTTTGTTACAGCTCATTAAAATTGAGTGGCCATCTGTAGAGGCTGCTTTGAAGGTTACTTCGAGTAAATTTGCGATGAATGAATTTAAGCAGTTGAAAAATCGATTGGTGACTTTTGAGTCAGTTTTGGCGAAAAAGATTATGTCACAGAAGTATAGGAGACAACCATTTGGTATCGCTTTAACTGGAGGAACTAGCGTTGGAAAATCTAATGTCTCTAATTTGCTATTTGCTTATATTTCCGCTTTGGAAGGAATGGAGCATTCGGCTGAGTTGGTCTTCTCCCGTAATCCTTTGACACTTTTCTGGGACACGTTTATTGGCCAGCCTTACATATTGTTTGACGATGTTGGCGCTATTCACCCTCAGGCTAAAACTCCTGACACATCGCTGGTTGATATTCTTCAGGTGAGCAACAATGCTCCTTATGTGCCCCCCATGGCCGTTGCAGATGAAAAGGGTACGCAGTGCGTCACATCAGTTGCTGTTATCGCTACGTCGAACATGTTTGACTTAAATGCTCACACAATTTTTTCTTTTCCTGCAGCTGTGTATCGTCGCTTCCATGTGTGGACGGTGATGTCTGTGAAGCCTGCTTTTGCCGATCAATCAGGGCGGCTTGACGCCGGAAAGATTAGACGTTTTTGGGATGTTGTCGCTGCAACCCCTGGAATGGGCGATGGTGTGTATAATGAGCAGTTCCCACCTTATTGGGATTTTACTATTCATGAGACAGGGGACGAGATCAATCCCACTCCCTTCTTAGTTTTTAATGGTGATTCTAGCTTGCGAGATTATTTAGCGCATGTGAAGGACGAATTCGATAAACATATGAAGGCACAGAAGAGAGTGATGGAGGCACATACTGGTGCCAAGAAGCTTGACCTGTGTGAATTTTGCAAATTACCATTTTGCCTAGGAGTGTGCCAACCAGCCATGGACGCATTGCTTCGTCCGCGATTTTCTGCCCCTGCTTCAGCGGCTGCTGTGCCGGGTCCGGCTTTATCAGCACAACCAGCTACGTGGGCGACTCGCTTGCTTGGTACTGGCCGACTTATTCCCACTGCTCTTCCCTGTTCTACAGATTATGTGCATATTGATGATGTCGATGTTGCGTCTGCCGAAGAAATTGAGGAGGAGGAGAAGAAACGACAGAAGGAAGCTGTACAAACAGTTGATAACTATTCTTTGTTAGTAGGAGGGATTCTTTTCTCTCTATGTTGGTCTATTCTCCATTATTTTGGTTATATTGACTATTATAAGATTTGTTATTACATGATATGTCACTTCATTTACCATTTGTTTTGGTTGTTTGCAGCACTCTTTCTTTTAGTTTCCTTGTGCAAGCAGTGGTTTATTACCACACGAGATGCCTGTTCAGTAACAGATTCTTTTTATTTACCGTACTGGATGTTCTCGCGTCTGTGCAGTGGGGCTTATAGTTCAATTTGTGATTTTTCAGTCTTTTTCGGCATTTTTGCTTGGGGAGGATTTACGAGGACTGCGTTTTTGCGAGCATGCCTGTCTAGAGTGAAACGGAAAATTAGATCGGTAGCAACGGGAAAGAACACAATACTGTTGTTATTAATTGTTGTTCTGATCACAATGGCTCGTTCCCCGGCTATGAAGATGTTGAAAACTACCTTGATTTCTACTGGAGGTGATGAGGAGAAATCTTCCGCGGCAGCGCCTTTAGCGCCTATGGATGTTCCAGTGCCCGAAGCCCCGAAGGTTATACCAGATAGTTTTGTGTTGCCCGGTGAAAAGGCTAAGCCTGCAGTTGATGAGACTGTGGTTAAGCCCCCCGTGCCTATACCAGAGGGTTTTAAGTTACCCGGTGTTGGTGCGCAACCAGCTACCCAGGAAGATTCTAGGAGTGCTTGGTATAATGCTGACCCGCCTATGGACACTCGAACTGATTCTAGCCGATGTCTTGCAGGTGGCTCTGGTATGACTTTTATGGAGAACAATATCAGGCGAAATACCTGTAATCTGAAGATAGTTCGACCTGGAATGGCTGATTCGTATTTGAAGGGATTAGCTATTGGTGGGAATATGGTTTTGACCTGTGCCCATGCTTTTTATGACTATTCTACAAAGTCAACAAAGCGCGTTGCGACATCTGGCGTAGCCACCTTTCCTTCTTCTGTTGACGGCAAAGCGATTCAGGCATCATTTTCTATTTCTGATTCTAATCTTTTGATGAACGTTGAAGAGGACTGGGCTTTAGTGATTATTCCGTCTATGACTTCTCGGCGTTCATTAGTCGATTATTTTGTCGAGAAGAATCATTTCTTTAAGAAGCGAAAGGTCTCACTAACCGATGGGAGGCAAGTTGATGTGTGTGTCGGTGCCGCTCATTTGGTTAGCCCTGCTGGTACAAATAATTTTCAGAATTGGGTGGAGAGAGTTTCTTCATTTGGGCCTGATTTTCCTCCTGGTTATATGAATTGCCCTTCATTTTTCGGGCGAGCGGAGGGAGAGTCCCCTCAAGGTATGAGTGGATCAACTTTTGTTTCTAGCTCGAGTGGTGTTTGTATTTTAGGAATTCAGACGATGGCTGATAAGGACGATTTCTCACTTGTTTTGACAACATTTATTGGGCGCACTCAATTGAAGGACGCCATCAGCAAATTATCAAAGAAGTCGAAACTTAATCAGTTCTCCGATGTACCTCGGGACTTTGTCGTCGACCAGAACCAACAATACCCATCTGTGACTGCAGCTCCCACTCGTTCTTGCCCGCTCCTATACCCTGGTTTGGAGCAGTGGAACTTTCAGTTTATGATGACCCTTCAGCAAGCTGTTGGTAGCCCTTCCTCAAAGTTTGCTCACCCTCCCTACAGATCTTTCTTCCGAGAGAGGGGGTATATTTGTGATAAAGAGAAGCCCGTTTTTGACTGGAAATCTAAACGCAATTATTTAACTCAAATTAGCAAGATCAGTTCAGAGATTGACGTTGATCGGGTTGATAAGATATCGACTGTATTATCGGATCATTGGATTAAAGCCTATGGAAGTGAGTTAAAATTGTTAAGCACACTTAGCCTGGCAGATGCCATTAATGGTAATGATAAGGTCACGTGGGTTGAGAGATTGAAGATGGATACGAGCGCTGGTTATCCGTGGAATACGCGGAAATCCGACCTTTTGGAAGTTCGACCTGTACCAGTTGAAGTTCGAGCAAGCGGATACGAGTACTTTTTGACTGACGAAATGCAACAACAATTTTGTCGTTACTTTTTGTGTTTGATTGAGAAGTGTCCCCTTAATTATCCTTATAAGGGAACTCAAAAGGATGAGCCAATTTCTCCTGAGAAGAATCAGACACGCGGTCCTCGCATGTTTTGCGCAGCTAATTTATACGTTATTTTAGGTGGCCGGATGTTGTTTGGCTCTTACATTCGTATTGCTCAGCGTAATCCCTTTATTTCATGGGCAGCCGTTGGTATGAATTGCTCTTCAAAGATCTGGGGCCTTTTATGGAGATTTATAACTATTTTTGGTGAGCATCGGTTGATTGCAGGTGATTATTCGAATTTTGATCAGAATATGTCACCAGTATTTACGAGCGCAGCCTATGCAGTTATTATATCTCTTCTTGAGGCTTCAGGTAATTATTCCGAAGAGGAACTTCAAGCGTGTCGATCCTGGGCTGCTGAGGCGATATATCCCACTGTTATCATTGATGGAGATATTTATTCGATTGCAGGTACTAACCCTTCTGGTAATCCTTTGACTGTGCATGTGAATTGTATTGTTAACATTTTGTTTATTATGTACGTTTGGGTTGGAGTTGGCAATGATGTATCCGTCTTTTTCGTTCAAATCCGCATGATGACTTATGGTGACGATAATCTGATTGCCGTGCACGCTAGCGTAGCTAATTTTGATTTTTGGGCCATTCATGTTCAACTTGCAACAATAGGTGTGAAGTACACTCCTGCAGATAAGTCGGAACCTAAACCTGATAGGAAATTTGATGTTCATGAGGACGTTGGATTTTTGAAAAGGTTATTTGTGGAGAGAGGTGGCTATGTTTTTGCTCCTCTTGACATTTCGTCTATTTCTAAGACTTTTAATTGTTGGATGGCTTCTCATGAAACGGACATGGATCATGGATTGTCCACTTTTGTTTCGATTTGGGAAAATGCTTGTCATTACGACGATGTGCAGTGCGCGAGGATTCATAAGGATATCCTTGATTACTGTGAGGTTGCAGGTTGGCCCACTGATAAATTTCACCCAAGACAGCAAATTCGTGATCGTTTTGTTGATGCCGATGTGGCTCGTTTTGACACTTTATTTAGACAAGCTAGGCTAATTCAGACTTCTGGAAGTCACTATGTCACATATAATGCTGAGTGGTCTAACGTTTTTAACGCGGCAAATCGCGATTTTATGTATCATGGCTTGACTTTTCTACGTCGGACGTTTACAGACGGATTTTTACGATGGGTTTCTATCCAAGAATCCGCGTGGGTTTATTTCATGCGGAGGATTCCCGAAGATCAGCCTGCGGGCGCCGGTGTTGTTCCATTATTGGATAATAGGTTTATCGATTCGGATGAACCTGACAATGTCGGTGCTTTTGATGGTTTTTACTTCATTGATGGGCCGGAGGGGGAGAATGAATCCCCCCTTCCGAGTGGCCCCTCTTAGAAACTTTTCGTAATGCGGTTCCCCAGCCGCTATAGAAAAATGGGAACCCAGTGGACCTCTGGTTTGGAAAAGGTCAATTAGGATTGTGCAATTTCGCAAACCCCAAGCGATTATGAAAAGTGGGGAATTTTTGGCTATCGGCAAACTTTGTTTATCTTCTTAGTCTTTGATTTGTAGTTACTTAGCCGTTAGTTCCGGAATGGTGAGAGGACAGATCAAGAAACTACCATGAGCAATCCTCTAAATTTGAGAGTGGTATACTTAGGAACACACAACTTCGAGTAATTAGTACAAAAACTCGATTTTAGAAATAGTACTGCTGACCAAATTATTAATTTTGACGATCCGGTAGAAGATATAATCGATTCTGGCACTAATATTGTGCCTTTGGTTTCTGGTGTTAAAGCATCAATTACTGAGTGGTTTTCTAGGCCTCAACTGATCCAGACATTGCCATGGATTGAGGGAGGTACTATTAATACACACATTTCTCCTCTTGCCCAATTCTTTGATCCTTCTATTACATCCAATTGGGACAAATTGAAGGGATATAGCAGGTTAAGAGGTAACCTTCACTTGAAAATTGAAGCTAATGCTTCTCCTTTTCATTTTGGTGCTTTAAATGTTTCTTGGGCCCCTTTAACGACTGAACAAGGAAATTCAACAGTTGGGCGAATAAACTACGACTGTATCAATTCGTTTTCAGGGGCAAGTATATCTGCTTATGGAGATTTTGCAAAAGGAACTCAATCCGCCCTTATGCGCAGTACGCAGAGGCTTAATGGTTTCCTATATCCACAGGATTGCAATACGTTGGATTTTGAGATTCCATTTTTGTATCCGAAGGAGTTTATTGAGTTGCGATCTTACCCATATGTGGATAATACATTTGCTAATAATTCGTTGGAGCTATACCAGTTTGGATCATTGTTGTTCAATACTGCCGTGCCATTGCAGGTCGCTCAATCCTTGACTGGTGGTGTTGTTACCATTAATGTTTTTGCATGGATGACAGACGTTGAATTGGAAGGTCCTAGCTTGGTGTTAACTTCAGGCGTTGCTTCTGCGGCAGGAGAGGTATTAGCTTCTTGTAAGACTATCCCTATTATAGGTGGGTATTTAGCTAAGGCAGGAGCTATCAGTAAAGCTTCAGCTAAAGTTATGTCTTTGTTGGGTATGTCTAACGAACCCGATGAGAAGCCTGCGTCTAATATGCAGATTTCTATTCTGCCCTCCTTTTCTTCGCCTGAGATCAATTCAAATTCTAGGTATTTGGGGCTGGCCACTCATTCAGGACTTACAATGGCACCAACAGAGTCTTGGAGTGACGAGTTGGAGGTTTCCCAGTTTGGAAGATCGGTGACTTATTTGGGAACTGCCGATTGGACTATATCGAACCCGAAAGGCACAGCAGTGTTCACTGCCAATGTGACTCCAGAATATTATTTGTTGGAAGCGTTGAGTGGATCTGCTTCTGGGGTGACTCATGCTGTCACAAGTACTCCTGCTTGTTATGTTTCTTCGATGTTTGGTCAGTGGAGAGGGAAGATTCGCTATCATTTTACTGCGATTGCTTCCCAATTTCACCGGGGACGATTGAGATTTTACTACGATTCTAGTGTTGCGGTTCCTTTTAAGGAGGGCTTTGTTTTCTCTAAAGTATGGGACATTACTGAATCGAAGAATTTCGAGTTCGAAGTTCCTTTCACGGCAGCAACTGAGATGCTTTCATTGTCTCACCCCCAGTATTCGTGCACTGAATTGACTACCTATAACTTTCGTGTAGCAGGTGCTGCTAATTCATTGCGGCCGGTTGATCCAAATTATCATAACGGATCAGTAAGGATGGAGGTGTTGAACCAATTGCTTGGTCCCAATGCAGTGGGTGTGCGCATATTGTGTTTTACGTCGATTGAAGGCTTAGAATTCGCTGAACCATGTGCGCCGGGAACATTTATTTCCACGGGTAACATAAGACCAGGAGTTGCTTCACTTAATTACCTGACCCTTAGTCATGATTTTGTTACCACTTCAGGGGACGTGCCTTCAGACCATAAACCTTATAATGCGGAGCAATATAATGGTGAGAAAGTTGTCTCATTGAGAGTTTTATTGCATCGTTCATCTGATTATACGGTTTTGGGAGCACCTACGGGGTCATTCTCCTCAACCTCTGGTGGTGGAGCTTTGGCAGGTCGTTTGACACTTCCACGCGAACCTTTGTCGCCTGGTGAGCATTCTTTTGGGACTAGTACGTCGCGTATTTCGGATAATACTGCGGTTAAATTCGCCAATAATCTTGGGATATCGAACGTGGTCGTGGGGGGTCAGAACATTGGTTATAACTATGTCGCGATGTCACCTTATGCATTTTTGAAGGCGATGTTTGCTGGTTATCGTGGGTCCTTTCGTTGGAAAGTTTATTCTGACCTCCCCCCAATGTACCCTGGTACCACCGCAGATTTACCCAACGTTTCTGTGCCGTTATCGTTAACAATTACACGATCTAATGATTATACAAGTGATGCAATGTGGGTACCACGATCTGGGAGTTCTTCTTATAGTCAGTCAGCCTTCGATTCAATAGCTCAACCTGGAAATCGAGGGAGGGCTTTAATTCGTGGCGCTGAACTTAACTCCATTATGTTCGGAAATTCTGTATCAGTCGATGTGCCACAATATTCGCGATATAAGTTTCTTCCCACCAATGATTGTATTCGCTCATTCGTTCGCAATGCTGCACCTACCGCGCGATTGGGTGCTGTAGCAGGAGCAGATGGAATCTATGAAACAAGTACAGACTCAATTGATCTTGATTACGCGTTTTATAATCCCCAGCTATGGTTTTCTGGGGGTAATCGTTCAATTCGTACGCCAGTCTTTTCTGCCAGTGTATCATGCGGAACAGATTTTTCTTTTGTTGGTTTCATTAACGCGCCCATTATATTTGTGAAAACAACCCCACCAGCCCCTCGGGCTTAGCATTTCAGCAGGATGAAGTGC